CATAACCCGCATCATTTAAAGACTCTGCTACCATCGTAAAGTACTTGTGCATCGCCTTATTCTGCTGCAATGTGCGCTTTAGCTTTTCGGTGTCATTCATAAGTTATTAATGCGGCGCTGTGTCGCAAAAGTCAGTGTTATATGGCATCAGTGCTTGCGCCGTGAAAGCTAGGCTCCCACTCGTAAGGCTCAGGAGCATTAGCCAACATCTCGGAATAAATGTCTTGCGCAAATTCACTCTTGTCTTGCACAAACTCTCTGCCGTATTTGCAGCACATATTAAAAGCGGTGTCCTGAAGCTGTTTGCTGGTAGGCTCAATCGGCACAAGCTTCCATTTCGTTTCGTCAAAAGTTAATGTTTTCATATTTGTCTCCGTAGTTAAAATGCCATATAACAACTCGCTGAACCTGACTCGCTAACGCGAGCCGGTTAGCTCTGGGTTAAATGTCACTCGTCATCATCCAAGCCTTCTAGCTCGGCATCAAATATATGCCCGCACATGGCGCATCTTTCCAAATTGTCGTCATCGGTTTGATAATCATCACCGCTATCATAATTGTAGCAAACTTTACATTTACACTTCGGGCAGGCCATTACAAATACCTCACATTCCATGTCGGGTGTAAAATCTTTCTACCTCGGTAGCCGTCTACTCTATCATCAACAAGTATTCTCAAATACGCACCGTTAGAGCTTGTTATCTTTCCTGTCCACTTGGTTTTGTAGTGGTCTGTGAATTCAACACGCGCGCCACGGAATGCGGGAACATGGTAGTAATCCCTAATGTATTTCAAGCCTCCCATAACACGCTCTCAAACATAGCAGCTATAAGTGCGTTCGCTTCATGCTGTTCAATTTTTCCTGCTTGATAATCCGCGATATAAACCCACAGAAAATAAAGCGCTTTTTTGTGTGTAATCAAATTTCTCATACTATTCTCCAGTAACATTTAACAACTTACCGCAGCGGACTGTTGCCGCTGGGTAATGGGTTATGCGTCAACGGTTGTATATCGCTGCCATTCTTCAGAAGTAATAGCAGGGCTATTCCACTTATCAATCTTACCGCTTCCGTCAACATTAAAAATAATGTAATCGCCATATCCGTTATATCCGTGGCAAAGAAAATCATCAGGAACATAATCGCCGCGCCATCTTGCAATCTGCTCTTTCCCGTCATTCAGTAGGTAATACAATCCAGCATCGCAAACCTTGTAATGTATCCGCGCCGTTGTGCCTTCTGGCCATTCCAGAATCAATCCATCTTCCAGCCTAATAATTGGCTCCCATGCTTTCCCGTCTTGTGATCTGTGCGGTATCAGTGTGCCATCAGTATCTTCAATGCCGTTCACTTTGGCATCTTCCCAATAGCGCACTTCAGCACTAACAAGTAAGTATTTTGCGTCTTTCATGCTTATTTCCTCTGTTTAAGTATTGTGTACCGTGCTTGTTTACGCATAACAACTCGCTCAACCTCGTTCGTCATTTCATTCCTCACTGGACGGCTTCGCCATAAACGGACATACAGATTCATAATAGCCTCGGTGTATGATACTCAAGATTATAAAAATAGGTAGCGTGGTTTCCACTTATTGCACACGTATGCTTTGACAGCTCGGTCTTTAACTTGCCTTCCTGCTCAAGTACACGAATCCATCTTGATAATGTAGACGGCACTACGCCAATATCCCTAGCTATCATCTTCGTAGTAAACCGCTTATTGCGCAAAGAGTAATCATAAATCCGCTCTTTGAGTGTACGGCTTCCCATGCAGTCAGAATGGTAGGCTTCGATACTGTTTTCGTGTACGTTAGTTAGCATATACCCTCCACGGTTTTGTGATGTACTTTAAATTTAAAGCCAAATCAAATCCTGGTCTAACATCCTCACTCGTTGCCAGCCTGATTCGCTGTAGCTTATGATCTACAGCTTCCTGCTTCGTGTAGCCGTACTTGTAAGTCAGAGACTTTAATGCCGCCTCACTCCTTCCGGTCAATCGTGATATTTCACTAAACGGCATTGAGTTGTAGTCTGGTTTCATTTTGTATACATCGGCTTGCGCCGGTCTCCGTTTGAGATTTTGAAAATAGTGTTAATGTTTACGTCAAACTTCTTTGCAATGTTTTTTATTGTCAATTCATTGGCATAACCAAGCCTTTTCTTTCTCTCAATCAATAACTGGTTAATCATCATAATGTCTGATTCAGATAGCTTTGGCTTGTGGATGTTATAGCCCATTAATTTAACCCCTTAGCCCAATTTCTATCAGTGTGAAGCGCCACAAAATCAGCATTGATCGTCTTTATGTTTTCATGCTTTACCCATTCAGCCTTAAAGCCAACATAACCACCCTCTGCGCTAAACTTTACAGCCTGAGCCAATGTCCAGCCTAGCTTGTCCGCCTCGCTGATTACTCGTTTTAAAGCTATAGTAGTCAACTTGTTTTTTCCCCTCGAAACCATCCAACAGGCTGCGCTTTCCTCATCACAGCCCATTAGTATTAGGTCTTCGATTGATACGGTGTATTTCATTAGAATAGTCTCTCTTGCTTATTGTTTTTTTCTGCTTTTTCATTCTTAAGCATAAAATACCAGTCTGTGTGCATGCCGCTAAAGCCAAGCGTCTTTAATTGTAAGTCATTTTTCAGTATGGCCATGGCGATTGCCTTGTAAGATGGCGCTCTCATAGACTTTGCAAGCTTCTCATTAATTTCATCTGGTATTCCTTTTTCATAGCAGCGACCCTCCCATGTTTTTACATAAGCCTCGACTTTCGATATAGTTGTTTTCCCATGTCTGTATAGCTCGCTCTGCTTCTTTGTTTGCCAATAGCTGCTGCTCATCTGTTAGGTGTCCCCATGCTTCTCTGGTTATATCTTCTGGGCATCCAATTGCAAGCGCAACCGCTGCGTGGCCAACCCATGCCTTTCTATTCATTAAATAATCTGTCAATGCATTCTCGCAACTGATTGGCCAGTCTTTTATAACTCGCATCATAAACCTGCCGTAAAGCTTATGATCAGATGTAAATTTTATGGCTTTTTTTACCCATTGTTTTCTGTCTGCAACATCGCCGTACATATTGTGCCTCATTTCTTCCCAGTCACAGACAGGATGATAAACGCGCTCAAGCTTCATCATCTTCAAAGCCGCCCTCTGCATTCCAGCTATCTGAAAAATCACGGTTAGCAAATAATGCAGCCACACCTGTAATCTGCTTAAGACGCAACAACTCATCTGCACTCATGCCAATATGCTCGCAAATCCATCTATCACCCTTCCCCATCTCCACAAGCTCTGAAACAATTGTACTCATAAGCTCGATGTTGTGTGATCCTCTAGCCCTGTTGTGTCGAATGGTTGAAGCCATCCTGTCGCCGATAGCTTTATCAATGACAACAACCGGCAAACATCCTTGCTCGCGCTCAAAAATACGCTTGCTGTTTTTTAGTGTTAAATATCTATGAAATCCATCGACAACAATATAAACATCGTTTTCTTTATCGTAGTAGGTAACGACGGGTTGAGTATACCCATCTTCCCAAACAGAAGTCTCAAGCAAGGCCATCTCCGGAGGGGCGACACTGTTTGGGTTGTAATCGTTGGCCTTTACCTTGTCGATTGGTATTCGTAAAACATTATATACAGGTGAATTAAACATCGGACTCTCTCTCATAAATTGCTTGTTGAAATTCATTTTCGCCTAACGCATCGCTTTCTATTTTCGGCAAAACAACATATCTTAAATATGGCCTTTGCTGCGATTCTTCTCCGCCACCAGGCTTTGTAGTTGTCCACCCCTGTGGAAATAATTTGTTGGCCTCTTCATTTGATACCGATGGAGGTATTAATACAGCATCACCAGCTTTCCAGTTTGATGGCGTAGCAATTTTATATTTATCTGCAAGTTGAAGCGCGTCAACAAGTCTCAAAATCTCATCAAAATTTCTACCTGCCGACATTGGATAGAATGTCATTGCACGTATTTTTTTTGATGGATCAATCACAAACACGGCTCTAACAGTTGCATTCTGTGCAATCGTTCTATCTCCCTCTATGGCTTCTGCTGGCAACATCTCATACAGCTTTGCAATAACAATGTTTTCGTCGCCAATAATTGGAAACTCTGGGCGCACACCTTGCGTTTCTTCAATGTCGTGAATCCATCTAAAGTGATCTTCAACACAGTCAATGCTGTGGCCAATAAATTTTACGCCACGCGATGTGAATTCATTATTAACCCTTGCCATGATTCCAAGCTCGGTTGTGCATATAGGTGTAAAGTCTTTTGGATGTGAAACAAACACACACCAGTTATTACCAATCCATTCGTGAAAATCTATTTTTCCTTGAGTTGTATGTGCTTGAAAGTCTGGTGCTATATCATTGATTCTGATGGTCATAAAAAATCCTCGGTTAGGGTTAAATTGATTTGTATTTTTCCATAATTTGGCGCTGCCTTATTGCCTGACTTTTTGTAGGAGCCAGCCCCATATACTTACACGTATGGTCGTTTTTCAAAATAGTCATTGCAAATCTTTTCCAGCTCGTGACCATGCTATTATGACAGCTTAACATATCAAGATGATCTGGAACCTTTTGTATTCGGACACGCACTAATGTTTGGCTTCCATGTGCTGTTAGTCCATTTGTTTTGAACTTAATACCATGCTCTTTTAGTTCATTGATAACACTCTCTGGTATTCCGCGCCCCACTCTGCCCCAGTATTTTAGTGACTGAATGAAGCGCATCTTAAAATTTTCAGCAATCTCCTTTGGAAGCGTATCCAATAAAAACTTAGTAAATGTTTTCCATGTATGGCCTTCTGGCAATTTAACGCTCCTGTAGTTTAATTGCTTTCCGTAAGTCGCCGAAAAGTTTGCTCCCTGCACTCGCGCACACAGTCGCGCCCAAATTGTAGGGTCAATTACACGATATAAATTAAGGCTAGATTTTGACTCACTCATAAAAGGCGATGCTACACGCATTTTATGAATCGGAACTCCGGCCTTATAAAATATGTCATACAGCTTGTTATATTCCCACTCAAATTTTGCATTAGCAGTCCAGATATCCTCGGTTCTCCAGTCGTAAATTGGATAGCAGTTATATGTATGCTCTGTGTTTTTCTTTGTCCACATCATTCCGTCTTTTGTTTCTTTTGCTTTGTTCATTATCGCTCTAAAACGATTAAGACTTTCAGATGCGCGAATTCCAATCATGTTCGCACAGCTCTTTCCTTGCGAGTACCATTCTGAAAAGCCATCCCAAAACTCATCATAACTCATATCCTCTTCAAACCACGGAAAGTTATGATTTTGCATATTTACAATATACGACTGTGTTGGCATGGGAGCTATCCATCTCTCCTTGTCGCGCTCTCCCCAGCATTGCCACTCAATATGATACGCGCTTACTGTGCATGGCAGGGTAATCGGAAGGCAGCACCAGTATACTTCGAGTATATCAAGATTTTTTTCAAGGATAGAATGCATGAAATCGAGAGACAAATTATAGTTTGCTTCGTTATCAAGTATCTGTATTCCAAGCTTTCTATCTGTGATATTGTTTTCTCGCATATATTGGATGGCAAGATTAAGCATTACACCAGAATCCTTGCCGCCTGAAAACGACAAATAGACTCTTTCAAAGTTTTTAAAAATGAAGTCAATACGATGTATTGCGGCTTGATATACATTTGTGGTTCTATCGTAAACGCGCATTGTTTCCCCTCGGTTGTTTTGAGTACTTTAATGATTTTTTGGTTTGGTTGTACTGTGGAATTCCCTTATATAAAATAAAATTTGCATCATACGGTCAAGTTTGATAGGATTGGCGCAAGCGGCTATAGCCAAAAGCCGAAAAACATAGTCCTCGTTCTATGTGCCGCTGTCCAAATAACGAAGGGGACTGTAATACCGCAAACGAGATTATACAATAAATCCAGTCTTTAAGTTTGCCGCTACGGAGTAAATAACGGTTGCGTTAAACGCAGAATCCAAACAATCAGCCCTTAGACTCGGGGTGTTAAATAGCGTTAAGTCCAGGTGTGCTGGCGAGAATTCCAACTCGATAAAATAGGTTGCTGATAAATGGTTGTTGCGGATATTGTAAAGGCTATCCTATCTGGACTAAAAGAGTCTTTGATGTTTTATGCCTGAAAGAAAAGTGGTTAGGTAGATTCCACAATGAAACCAACCCGCAATAGTAATAACATGGCCGAAATTAAACGAGGTGATGATATGAGCGTACTTTCAAAGATTCAAAAAGAGCTAAAAGTTGGCAAGGGAAAGTGGAATGATTTTAGCAAGTTTAACTATCGGACTTGCTCTGACATACTAGAGGCGGTAAAACCTTTACTACCAGACGGCTACTCGGTAATCCTGAATGACAAGGTTATTCTGGTAGGTGATCGTTTTTACATCGAGGCCACGGCAACGCTAAACGGTGAGCAATCATTTTCCTGTACCGCCCTAGCGCGTGAGCCGGTTGTAAAGAAAGGCATGGACGAAGCACAGGTAACTGGTACAGCCTCAAGTTATGCCAGAAAATACGCACTTAGCGGCCTTTTTGCCATTGATGATTCAGAGGATGTAGACGCAAAAGAGAACCCTGTAGAGGACGTAAAAACCGTGTCAGAGATTCAGCAAAGCACGATGGTAGATTTACTGGACGCTACACAGTCAGACCATAAAAAATTCTGTATGGCAATGGGGATAGCAACCCTTGCAGACCTTCCGGAAGCAAGCTATGAGAAGGCCTTGGGATTGCTACAGAAAAAACTAGCAAAGCAGGAGGCGGATAAAAAATGATTCAGGGTACCGATGAGTGGTTTAAAGCCCGTCTGGGTAAAGTCACAGCTTCAAAGGTTTCAGACATAATGACTAAAACCAAGTCAGGATACGGAGCGTCCCGTAAAAACTATATGGGTCAGCTTCTCTGTGAGCGCCTTACTGGCAAAAGAGAGGAAAGCTATACCAATGCTGCCATGATGCGAGGAACAGAACTGGAACCTAAAGCCAGAGCATTCTATGAGGTTTCAAATAGCGATGTTATAGAGTGCGGATTGATTGACCACCCAGCAATAAAGATGTTTGCTGCTTCGCCTGACGGATTGGTAGGCGATGAAGGGTTAATTGAGATAAAATGCCCTAACACAATGACCCATGTAGACTTCCTTCTCAGCAAAAAACCAGACTCAAAATACATCACACAAATGCAGGTGCAAATGGCTTGTACTGGCAGGAAGTGGTGCGACTTCGTTTCTTTCGATGATCGACTTCCGGTAGAGATGCAATTCTCAACCGTGCGGATAATGCGCGATGATGCTTATATCTCAGAGGTTGAAGCCGAGGTAAAGCTGTTTTTAGAAGAGCTGGACAATCTAGTAATTAAACTCAAAGAGGTGAATTAACATGGCATACGAACAGAAAGACAATTCAGGCTCAATGTTTATCGAAGACGTTGGTAATACTAACCGGCCTAATTTTAAAGGCTCTATTCGGGTCAAGGGAGAAGATTACTGGATTTCAGGCTGGAATAATGTATCGAAAAACGGCAAGGAGTTTATATCTTTGTCAGTCCAGGATAAGAAAGAGGTCCACTCTAAAGGCGTAGCCGCAACGCAAAAAACAATTACAGCGCCTGCGAATACTCCGATTAATAACACGCTAGAAAGCGCGTGGGATGATGATACCGACCAAATTAACTTTTAGTGGCTCATACCTACTGCAGCATAGCGTCATGTACAAGTGATATTGGTAGTGGTGTAATTAAAAAACACTAACAGAGGGTATAAATAAAATGAAAACTTTTAAGGCTTTTGATAAAGATTTAAAATGTCGAGGCTTTCAGTATGAGATCGGAAAGACTTATGAACATAGCGGGAAAGTCGAGGCGTGCAAGTCTGGATTTCATGCCTGCGAAAATCCGATGGATGTCTGGAATTATTATGATATTTTAGACTCGCGTTATTGTGTTGTGCGTCAAGATGGCGACATTAAAAAACACGATAGTGACTCTAAAATAGCATCTGCAAAAATTACAATAGAGACTGAATTAAAACTTCCTGAATTTATTAAGGAGGCGGTTAATTATCTTTTATCTTTGACAAAAGATAAAACAGACAGCGGTTACTCTGCAAAAATCGGTAGCAGCGGTGACCATGCAAAAATCGGTAGCAGCGGTGACTCTGCACAAATCGGTAGCAGCGGTTACTCTGCACAAATCGGTAGCAGCGGTTACTCTGCACAAATCGGTAGCAGCGGTT